TTTTTCTGGGTCAGGATGGTGCCAGAACTAGGACCCCACTGAAAGACATGCGATACTTTACCGTCTTCTATGGAATGGGTTACGGTTATTATGACATGTGGATGGAGCCACAGACAAAGCCCGCCGATGGCCAATGGATTGAGCCGTGGGATGCGTACACCGTGTCCCCATACAACGCTACTATTGACCAGATAAAAGTCCGTATTGATGACTTCTGCAACCGCATTGAAGACCTGTGTCAAGGCAACTACTCTGACAATTGGGTTAGGCTTTTGCCTTACCCGGGCTCTGGCTTTTAATCGGCGCCACTTACTACTAGAGAAAGCCACCTTCGGGTGGCTTTTTCGTTTGGCTCTATCTTAGGGCAATGATTGATTCAGTCCGTCAAACCGTACTGTCGGTTCTCAATAAGAACAACTACGGATACGTCTCTCCGTCTGACTTCAACCTCTTCGCTAAGCAGGCTCAGCTAGAGATTTTCGAAGGGTACTTCACCCTTCTGAATAAGGTTATCAATGCGGAGAACGCCCGCATGTCGGGAACAGATTACGTCGATATGAACAAGAGCGTTCAGGAGTCCATCGATATCTTCTCTGTCACCAACGTCCTTGCGCAAAGCACGACCCCCGGGGCGCCGCCCAATACGTTCAGCGTTCCATCTCTCGCAACCACCGGTGACGACTATTACCTGTTAAACAAGGTGCTATGCCTCAACGGCGGTACGTATTCCGCTGAGGCGGAGGCGGTGGGTCACAGCCGCATTACGATGCTCAACAACTCCTTGCTTACGGCCCCCTCTACGCAGTACCCCGCTTACGTGGTGGAATCTAACGACCTCACTGTCTTCCCCGCTACGTTTAATACCGCAGGCGATGTGCAGGCCCAATACATCCGCTACCCCTTCGACCCGAAGTGGACGTACAACGCGCTGCTCGCCGGCGGGGAGCCCGTCTTCAACGCCTCTGCCCCCGACTACCAAGATTTCGAGTTGCCTATCGATGACGAGCCAAGGCTGGTATATCGCATCTTGCAGTTGGCGGGCATGAGCATCCGCGAGGGCGACGTCTATCAGTTCGCTAACGCAGAAGAAGCCCAACAGTAATGCCATACATAACAGACTACCAGTATTACGAGAACAACGGCGCCCTTCCTGAGGATGCCAATTGGGGCAGCTACCAATACGTTACGCTACAGGATATCGTCAACAACTTCCTGTTGATGTACAGCGGCAACCACTCGCTGGTAAATAACGAGGAGCGCTACAAGATTCTTTTCCATGCCAAGCGGGCTATACAGGAGCTCAACTACGACTCGCTCAAGGAGATTAAGATTCTCGAGCTCGACGTCTGCGACACGCTCCGCTTTGTGCTCCCTCCCGACTATGTCAACTGGGTGCGCATTTCCCTATATAAGGACGGAATCCTTCGACCGTTAACGGAGAATATCCAGACGAATTGGAGTTCTGCATACCTACAGGATAACGACTGCCGCATCCTCTTCGACCAGAACGGGGGTATCCTCCGCCCGCAAGATTCGACTATCGACTACGACCGCATCAAGGGGACCAAGCGCAGCATATACCTCAACGAGAACAGCCCCCTCAATGGCGAGGAAGGGTATTTCTACGAGGGGTGCTGGTATTTCGATTGGGCTATCGGAGCGCGGTATGGCCTCAATACCGAGACGGCCAATGCCAACCCCACCTTCAGCATCAACAAGAAGGGTGGCGTCATCAACTTTAGCAGCGGTATGGCCGGAGAGCTATGCATCCTCGAGTACGTCAGCGATGGCATGGAGGGCGGCGATAACTCTGAGATTAGCGTGAACAAGCTGTTTGAGGAATACGTGTACGCATACATCCAATACGCTATCCTCGATGCCAAGCTCGGGGTGCAGGAGTATATAGTAGGCCGGGCCCGAAAGAAAAAGAACGCGCTACTGCGCAACGCCAAGATTCGCGTGAGCAATATCCACCCGGGGCGCTTGCTTATGAATATGCGCGGGCGCGACAAGTGGATTAAGTAATGGCAAATCTGGTACGGAACTTCATCAAGGGGCGCATGAACAAGAGCGTCGACGAGCGCCTTGTCCCCCAAGGCGAGTATATCGACGCGCAGAATATCCGTATGGGCTCTACCGAAGACTCCGAGATAGGGGCGGTAGAAAACACCAAGGGGAATACGCAGCTCACTACGCTGGTGTACCCCCCTACGGGCGACGCCCTAAGCGCAGGGGCCACATGCATCGGAGCCTACGCCGACGGAGCCAACGAGACCATCTATTGGTTTGTTCACGACCCCAACTTTGCTGCCGCCGGGCTTACGGGAAAGCTCGACCTTATCGTGTCGTTCAATATCATCACCTCTATCATCACATACCATGTGGTGAGTATTGATGACGGAGGCAACTTCAATACGACGCTCAATTTCGACATCAACCACCTCATCACTGGCGTTGATTTAGTGGAGGACCTCTTGTTTTTTACCGACGACAAGAACTCTCCGCGCCGCATCAATGTCAGTACCAACTATCCCAACCCCACGGGGTCTATAGATTGGTATCTGCTGGGTCAAGATATTATGGTGCTTAAAGCGCCACCCCTTAACTCACCTCCTATTGTCCCCTTTAGTTCTGGCGACGAGCAGAACAACTATATGGAGGAGCGATTCATTTCATTTGCATATCGCTACAGGTATTCTAACGGCGAGTACTCGGCTACTTCGCAGTTTACGGCACCCTCCTTTGTTTCTCAGCCGTTTTTGTTTAGCCCCGACTCGTACACGAACGAGGGGATGGAAAATGCAACCAACGCTTGTACGATAACGTACAATAGCGGAAGCCCTCTCGTTGTCGGTGTTGACCTCTTATTCAAGGAGATGGATGACAACATCATCCGCGTTATAGAGAAGATTGACAAGGCCGCAAGTGGCATAGCCGATGATACGGACTACACCTACGAGTTCGACAACAGTAAGATTTTCACCATCCTCCCGGAGAGTGAGATACTGAGGCTGTACGACAACGTCCCCCGCTTCGCTAAGGCGCAGACAACGATGGGCAATAGGCTCGTCTATGGCAATTACGTTGAAGGTTACGACTTGGTCGACGAGTATGGCGCCCCCATCCGCCTCGACTACTTCATTGGTCACATCAAAGAGCAGGCGGGGCTAGTTAGTATAACAACTTCCGTAAGCCAGCACTTTTACAATATTGGTCCGACGGGCTTTAACTCGTCCAGTCAGGTTCAGTTCACATTCGAAAACTTCAACTTTAACGCCGGAGACAGCATACAGATTGAGGTCAGTATGAGCCATGACAACTGGGTGGTTTCGGGAGGAGGGGTTGCCCCCACGTCTACTACACCACAGAGTACAGTAACCTTCATCTACACCCTTACTGAAGATTTTGATACAATAGGAGACATGGTCAATAGCGCCAGTTTCTTAAATGCTATCGGTACGGCTGCTAATATCGAGACTACGCCGGCGAACTATGCTGTTTCCGACCAATCCATATTCACTAATGCTTGGAACGCCAGCTTCCCCCTAACGCAGACCGGAGGTACCCCCGACCCCCAAACTCTTCTTGGCACGGGCATCAACAATGTGACTCAGCCAATTGCTGTTTCGGCATTTACTGATAACTCGTTTACACTAAGGTTTCCGCTACCCCTTTATAACAGCGGTGGCGTAGACAGTGCCGAGGCCATGACCGTAACCTCTGCGGTGGGTCAGTACTTCAGTGTCGTCTCGCAGCGCAGCCTACACAGCAATCGGAGTTATCAGATTGGTCTTGTGTATATGGATGCTTTCGGGCGCTCTAGCACTGCTCTCACCAGCCTCAACAATCAAATACATATCCCTTGCAGCGACTCCATCTTCCGTAATACCATACGTGTAGATATCCCTGTTTGGGAGAGGCCACCATACTGGGCCGACCGATACAAGTTTGTTATCAAGCCCGACCGAGAGAACTATGAAACCATCTACTCCAACATCATAGAAACTTTTGGTGGGTACACCTATTTTCTCCTTGAGGGTGAGCAGGCCGCTAAAGTGGAAAAGGGCGACA